TATTCAAGCACGGTCACGTCCGAAGAATCGGAGTTGCGAGTGGTGCTCACCTTGTTGTAGTCCTCATAAGCCATGAGGATGGTGTCGGGCTGCTCCTTCATGTTGGAGGCGTTGATGATGGCACTAACGCCATAGTTCAACAGTTCCAGCATGTCCTGAGCGGTGCCGCTGGCAGTGGAGCCAGTGAACCAACGGTCAGCAGCAATGATGTCAACGGTGGAGTTGTTGAAGAAACCAGCCAGATTGACGGTGGATTCACCGAACATGGCAACGTTCTCAACTTTCTCTTCATAAGCACGACGCACAGCAGAGGCGCGACGTTGCTCAAGAGAGATGTTGGCCATTTGAGCAGCACGCAGTTCCTGAACGGTGTAGCCAAAGCTGCCACCAAAGGAACGAATGTTGATGCTCTTCTCCACTTGGCTGATATCGGCACGGGGCAGATCGTCAGCAGCATCCGCAATCAGCTTGAACTCACCAGTGGAGTCCATGATGCGGTAGGTGAAGGTTTGTGCTGCATTGCCAGCCTCGCTGGTTACAGGCAGAATTGTGGGGTATTTGATGTCGGCATAAGTGACTTCAAATACTTGGGGGCGAATGTGCTCAAGCTGACGCTCAAGAAACAGGCCCGCTTCGTCCATGCGAAAATCAGACATTAGTAGGGCCTCCTATCAGGTGTCAGCGGTGAGAGTGAAGCTCGGACCATTCAGTTCAACGATCACCAGACCAGAGCCAGTGACGGAAGAAAGGTAACGAGCATTCGAGAGAACGGCGGTACGACCAGACCAGCCGCTAGCCAGCAGTTGACCGGCATAACGCACGCCAGTGGCAGTGTGAACCACGCGCACCGTAGTGGCGGGATTGACGGAACCATGCACGTACATAGCAACGGCGCCTTCATTGGCCACGTTGAGTACTTGCTTGTCCTTCACGCCAGGACGGGAATTGGCATCAACAGCAGTTTCGTCCACATAAGTGAGGACGTTCACGCCAGCGACAATGGCGGTGCCACTGCCGATGGTGCGAGCCGAATTGGCAACCGTGCCAGCTTGGTTAAATGCAACGACATTACCAAAAGGAATGACGGAGCCAGTTTCATTGACATAGGTGCCAATGGTGTTGTCGCGAATGTCAGAGAGTTGGCCTTCGAGCAAAGCAGCGTGAACAAGAGCGTAGCTCTGTTGCACACCGCCAGCAGCCGCAGTCCCCGACGCAGTAAAAGTTACAGCCATGGATCAGCGCTCCTTAGAGACAGAAAGGGGAGTTTTCCAAGCGTTCTGAATCCTGTCCATATAGGACGAAGGAGCAGACATTGGAGAGGCGATGGAAGCAACAGCTTTACGCAGTTCTTCCGTGGTGGCAGAATCCGTACGAGGAGATTCGGCCAGAGTGTCGAACATGGCGGTCACATAATCGTCGGAACGCTCCGACAGATCAGCGTCACCACGCACAGCCTTGATAGAAGCTTCCATGATTTCACGAGCATTTTTGCCAGCAAAATCAAAAGCAGAATCAAGAGAAGTGCGAGCCTTATCGATGAGAGCAATGCGCTCTTCGACGAGACTATCCACATTCACTTGCTGAGCAGCTTCGAGATCAGCTTTCACTGCCTCCAGCTCCTGAGCGAGAGCATCAGCGCGTCCCTCTGCGGAATCGCACTTGCCCTTCATTTCCTTGCCCATGGCGTCCATTTCTTCCTTCATTTTGGAAGCTTCAGCCATCATGCCATCGTACTTTTTCTTCATGTCCTCATAGGACATTTTGGCGTCTTCCCGTTCTTTAGTGATTGCTAGAGCTACGCTCTCGCTCACTTCAAACTCGGCGCCATCAAAATTGACCTTAGCAGTCATTGACGAATCCTCGATGAAATTGATTAAATAAGGATCAGCAGCATCTAGACGGTCCAGATGGAGCTTCACTTGCGGGCCAGCGCGGCCCCTACGAACAACAGCAATGTGATTTCCGTTGATTTCCTTTTGGATGCCATCGTAATTCTCACCGTTGTCAGTTACGCCAGGAGTTGCCTCATAATTGACGCGATAACCGGCGCTGACTTCTTTTGCATCTCCACGCATAATGCGTTCAATAGCATCTTTATCAGTGATTGTCATGACGGCACGGACAAAGCCGTTGTCATAAACCACTTCGGTGCCACTGAAACCAATTTGATAGTCCTTTGTGTTGGCGCTATCAAGAAGGATGGGGGGATGTTCAAGAGTGATCGCTTTGCCCGCAAATGAGGCCAAGCTTTCAGGAGACGCCACTTCAGTTTCGGGACGATATTCACGCCGAATGGAACCATCAGCATCGGTGTACATTTGCACACCAGTGCGAGCGATGGTCGCCCAAGCACGAAGATAACCTTCAGAGGTTAGTTCGTACTTATCAATCGGCGCTACATCGTATCGAAAGCATGTGTCGCTCATGAACACACTCTATCAATAAATAAAACATAGGATATAGTAACTTAGGAAATACGGCCTAAAAATGCAGCACATTCAACATCGACGCATCACTACTAGGCTTCATGCTCCCATGGCTTCCATTCAAGAAAGCCGGCAAATTATTGGACAACGCATTAAAGAAGCTCGCTTGAATTGTGGCATGTCACAACATGACGTGGCCAAAGCTTTGCATTGTGATCAGACTACTGTTTCACGCATGGAGCGCGGCCTGATTTCTCCTGATTGCGCCGAGATACGACTGTTGAGTTCAATGTTTCAGCTTTCTATCTTGTATCTCATGGGCTACCCAACGTTCGTAGTTTCGGCTACAAGCGCAGGCTAGTCATCATCGTCTTCACCGCGAATTTCGGCAAGCTGACTTTCAATATTTTCCATCACGTATGCCTT